TACACGCGGCGCTAATTCTCGCCCGATTGAGTTTATGGCAATCGGAAAGTACGTGGAAAAGACAGTTAATCGGCGTGACGAAAAAGATGAGCAGGGAAACGTCGTAAAAGAAGGAGCGCCGGAAGTAGTTTTGGATTTCGTTTCCAATGGCGTAGTTACTAATATCGAAGATGCTCTTGCTCTCGTTAATGGAGATGAGCAGGTTCTTTTCGATTGTTTCGCTGATGGATTTAACGAACGTCAGTACGCAAACGAAGTTGAAAAGGATGAACTCGATGAGTTTATCGTTTCAATGGGATTGGACGATGAGCAGAAGAAAGTGTTTAAGCGTACTGCTCGGAATCTCATGAATAACTACGGCTATGATGCTCTTGAAGCGGCCGGCGAAGTTAAGTCATTCATGGAAAAGGCAAAGGCAAAGGCCGAGAAGATTGCAGCAGAAAAGGCCGCTGCTAATTCCGTTCCTGCCTAAGTAAAGAGACGGAAAAAGATTGAGCCGGGGGACTAATAATCCTCCGGCTTTTTCCTTTTGTGGATTAAACTGGAGAGAAACAATGAAACTGAAAACAGTAACTTTGCTAGTATCTACAGCTAAGGATAAGATAGAGTTTCGTACATTCAAGAATATTTCTGAGATTCAAAAAGTAGGGAGTAACTCTTTCTCTCTTAGCGGTCTGTTTCCTAAAGCTTCTAGCATTGGATATAACCTCTTTACTAAGAAACTGCTAACTCCAATCTACGAAATGCAGACTCATATCTTTAGGAATGTTATCGAGATTAGTTTAGCGTAGATTGGAAAAGGAGCCGGTAGACTAACAATCTGCTGGCTCTTTCTCCATTCTTATTATCTATTCCCTCTTTAACAATGGTATGAAAATTGCATATATCCCGCGGTAGAGGCTTAGTTTTCCGCTCGTTAATACAGGCAGAAACCTAGCTCTAGAATCGTTTTCTAGGTACCCAGAAGGCTATATAGGGCGCTCTCAGACTTTCCTAGTCCCTTAGCATGGTCTAGCCTTATCTCCTCTCCTACGCAATCCTAGAGCCATCCCGCCTATGTCAAAAATTTGACACCTACCCAACAATTAATTAAATGAAAAAGAAAAAAGGAGATTAATTGATAGAGTAAGGAGTAATTAAATGAAAACGCTTGACACGGGGATTCGTTTCATGGTATAATCCTCTAGGGGAATAATTAACCATGATTAGAAAAAGCGGAAATAAATTCCTTCCCGTTTCAGAGTCGGGCAAACGATTCTTAAAGAAGCCAGTCTCTAAAGCAAAGGCAAAGAAGAGACTCCAACAAGTTGAGTATTTCAAACATCTAAAAGGATTGAGTTAATATAACCCAAAACTAATATGGCAGAGAAAAGAATCCTGGCATTAGACTCACAAATCTTAGATGCAATTCAGAAATGTGGGTTCTATACTTTCCTAAACTTCATTAAGAACTATAGACCTAATGAAATCATAGCTCCAATGGAACGTGGAGATTTAGGTCATACTCTTCTTGAGATTTACTACAAGCTATTACAAAGAGGAGTTTCTTGGGACGATGCCGTTAAACAGTCTGCGGAGAATGGTAGAGAACATTACCAGAAACTCCACATTGATTTACAAACGGCAGAATGGATTATCAAGAACTTCTTTGATTACACGGAGTATTATAAGTACGATGGCATTAAGATACTTGGTGTAGAAGAATCCTTTTCAATGGTCATTTATGAGGACGATGATTTAATCGTTCTTTATGAAGGCAAGATTGATTTACATGCAGAGTTTCCCGTATTAGGTGAATCAGTTTATGACCACAAATGGAGACAAGCAAGAGCGGACTATATTGGTTTGGATAATCAACTCCTTGGTTATAGCGTTTATTCTAACTCTAATCTGGTTTACATCAATGAGGTAGGATTACAGAAGTCTTATCCGCCAGAGAAGAGATTTAGAAGAGTACCTATTCCTATTGGAGAAGGAGTAAAGGACCGATGGATTAAGAATACTATTATGTGGGCAAAGATTCTGGATTACAATATTCAGAATAATATCTGGCCTCAATCTCATTTGAAAACTCCACCTTTAGGAATTAGCCAGTGTGTTAAGTGTCAGTATAACAAGATTTGTAATTCGGAGAACGATGAAATTATGCTCCGAAAGATTCAAGATGAGTTTCACATTGGGCCGGCTTGGAGTGTTGGCAATAAACTAGAAGAAGTAACAGAGAACGGAGAGTAAGTTGACTAAGCACTATCATAAATATAGATTAAAGAACCTATCAAGGGATAAAACAAAACCTCCCTACTATGTCTACGTGTGCATTAAACAGGATTGCTCTCACCATATCAGAATCGAGTTAATAGACGGTAAGATTTCTGAGTGCAATCGTTGTGATAGACCGTTTCAAATGTCATACCGCAAATTGAAAGGAACTAATAAGAAAGTAATGGAGCGGCCTCATTGTGACGATTGTACAAAGAGCCGTGTTACAGTTAAGGCAGTTAAGAAGGAAAAGATTAAGAGTGCTCTTGATGATTTAAGCGAGTTAATGGAGAACATGTATCCAAAGGATATATAATGTCTAAAGTAGAAGATGGAACTAAGATTCTGAATAGTGTAGAGCAGCTTGAGAAAGAACTAACAAATGCTGCCGAAACATTACTGCCCTTAATGAATGCTTATCTAAAAGATGTCCGTAATGTTAGGATGTCTTTTGCTACAGAGACTCAACATATCATTTCTCATATTAGCCAGTTTAGGCAATTAACTGATTTAACTAAACCTCTTGGAGAGTTAGTAGTCGTTATTAGTCAACTAAGTAAACTAATGACGCCTGAAATGATAGTGCTACTTAAAAAAGTATCTGAGATAGAAAAATGACAATAGGAATAGTAGGCTCAGAAGCAGCTAAGTTTACTATTGATAATCTGATAGCTGCCAAACTCACTATAAGAAATCTTATTGTTGGTTACAGTAAAGTAGTATCAGGCGGTTGCCATTTAGGGGGAATTGATATATGGGCTATTGAAGAAGCTAAGTTAGCAGGTAAATATACAGAAGAGTATCTACCAAAGACTAGAAACTGGGAAGGATATAAAGCCAGAAACATTCTAATAGCAATGAACTCTGATGTAGTAATTTGTATTACAGTAGAGAAACTTCCAGCCGGCTATAAAGAAAGAGGATTCGAGAAGTTTTGTTATCACTGTAAAACGGATGAACATATAAAGTCAGGAGGTTGTTGGACTGTTAAGTTTGCTAGAGGAATAGGTAAATTAGCGCATACTATTGTTCTAAAGGAGCCAAAGGAATTTATATGAGATTGTTAGAGTTAAACAAAGTAGAGCTTATTATTCAGAGTTGCAACAGACTAAGTAATGATATAACAAATCAAGGAGCCGTGTTAGTAAACGAGGATAGAGAAAGATTGAAGTACAAAGTAGCATTGATAGTAAACCAACTAGAAGCTTTGATAAAGGAATCCCATGAGTCAGACCATAGAAGCTCTAGGCAAAGAGAAAAGGATGGTAGTAAGAGTAAAGAGATACAACAAGAACAGAGAAGTAGTAGGAGTAGATAAATATACTGTATCTAAAGTAAGACTTCAGCCGGCTGGCCTAATAGAGTTATCAGGACAGTTTGTAGAAGGTGGAACAAAGTATATTAGGTTCTATCCAACCGATTTGTTAGATGTCTTTATAGAGGAAGAGTAAACAATGGCAACCAATCTAAACAGTGCTAAGTATGAATCGTATTTTCGTGCTCTATTAGTAGGTGGAACAGGAAGAGGAAAAACTATTGCAGCAGCATCATGGCCCGGTAAAACTTTAATATTGGATTTTGATGGTAGACATAAGCCTATCATTGACTGGTATCCAGAAAGAGTTGCAGCAGGGGATTTTGTAGTAGAAGAAATTAATCCCAATAACTTCTGGACCGTTTTCAAACCGCTAATTGCAAGTCTCGCCCAATACAATCCCTACCAGAATATCATTCTCGATGGAGTAACATCTCTTTCTACTTGCACTGTAGTAATGCAGATGCTAGTTAAGGGTTCTTTCCAGCATTTTGACCCTACTAAAAAAGTAGATAGCGCAAAGATTACTTCAGGCGGAATCATGGTTCCTACATGGGATGAGTTTAATGGTGAAGCAATGGTAATTTCTACGTTGCTGGAATCATTACGTTCTCTCAAATGTAACTTGTTTCTTACTGCCCACCCGGTTCAAAGAACATTGATTGGTAGTAATAACAAGGCAACCAAATACACTTCAATTACAACTTTTGGTCCTAAGATTGAGTCAATTATCCCTACTTACTTTGACGAAGTTTGGTACTTCGATTACAGAGTAGATAGTGATAACTCTGGCAGGTCAGTTATTAAGCGAACCTGCTATCCAAGACCGTCTGAGGATTACTTTGAAGCTAAGACAGCTTTAAAGAATATTCCAAAGGACATTGATTATACAGACAAAGGTTTGTATGATTGTGTTAAGGAGTATTTAAGCGAGAAGGTTCCTGGGCAAGTAATTAGTATGCCTAGCAAAAGTTAAGTAACAAAGAAGTTATCTCTAGTCACGCAATTCCGCGGGCAGGGATAATGTAAGGTGCCAATTACAAAAGGCACAGAGGTGAACAAAATGTCAAATGGCGAAGATTCTATTGTTTGGTCTATCTCAGCAGAGGATATTTCTAAGTCAGCATTGGTTTCAGCACCATCGTGGTTGCCGACTGAAATCATTGACTTTACCTTAGAGGATACCAAAACTGGAGACTCTAAGAACGTCCATCTTACCTTCAAGGTTTTTGCTGGAGAGTATAAGGGGCTTGAAAATCCCTTTATCTACTTCAATGAGAAGCTGCCGGTAATGATGAACTCGCTTCTTAAAGCTTGTGGTTTTCCACAGAATCCAGACGGTTCTTTTAGCGTTCGTTTGTCTAAGGGAACTATGGTAGGAAAGAAGTTTCTTGCCCATTGGAT